CGATAGGACAGATTTTAACGACTTACATTGTCGGATATGAAAATTGTATACATTATATACAGTTACAGATATATAGCAACCAGTCATTATATTTGTTTAGGGTTTTTCAATTTCGAATGGTTGTAGGTATAACGCAATTAAGAGAAGTGAACGGCTTATCACTATTGCACATTAGGGAAGTTCTTGCCAGATTGGCGAACTAAGGCATAATCAACAAAATAAGCTCCAGAACCTGTAGTAGCTTGCAAATAAACTATTTGTGTAGAAGCAGAACCTCCAACAGCGCCTTCTAACGTAGCGTAAACACGAAACGAACCTGAGAAGACAACTAAATAGAAGACAAAACCTCCAGTAACAGCAAATCCAGTTGAAGTACTAGCAAATGTTGGGGTTGGCGCTGAAACTATAGAGTTAACATCGTAACCCCACATAGATCCAAAAGAGGATCCAGCAGGAGCAGAACTACCTTGAATATCAAACACACAGCGATATATGGCACCACTATTAAGGTTATTGAGTCCAGTTGTGGTTGTTTCCAACAAACTAACTGCATTACCAATAGCATTAGTAGTAGAAGTATCAGTAAGAATGGCACGTTGACCAGGACCGCTTGCAATTGGTATAGTAGTCGTATGAGGTGTGAGCATAGGGCATGTAAGTTCAACTTCATAATCTAACCACAAATAACCAGGTTGAGCAGTTGTACCAATATTAGTATAACACTGTAATTCACAAAAAATATTTTCGTTAATATCAACGTTAACTAACGGGTCAAGAAATCTTCTAATGGCATCGGTGTAAATTTCCATGGTTAGTGGCATCCATAATGGTCCCATAACACCATTACCACTTACTAACGCACGTTGAAGAAAATTTGAAGCTTCCGGCTGGAGTGCAGGCTGATTAATATTGTCACCTGAACAAAGGACAATTTCACCGACAGTATTAGTTGCGACTTTTGGTACATAATGTACAATAAGCCGTTTCCAACGATAATACTGATACGCCCGGGATAACTGTCCCAAAATGCCACCGGAAAAATAAGCCGGAGCAAGAAGAGCAGACTTACCAATACCAAACGTAGAAACACCTTGAGCTTCCACGGTACTGATAAATTCTCTACCAGAGACAAAAATTCCATCCTTAACATTTCTAGTTTTAGTCGGACGAGCTGCCATAACAGATGAAATAGCAGCCGGCGCCGATACCTGAACACCACCCAAACTCGTCGTAGAGCTGGCTGGTGTCTGCATCGAACGATTCGACCGATTAGACTTAGGAGTCGGAATAGCAACAGGGCTAGGTTGGTTTTTACGAAACTTGGGTGTCATAGCAATATTATTATACTGAGCGCTACCAGTACGTACTACAGCTTGACTCCCAACTGCCAAAGCAGCTAAAAACGCTTTCTTTCCCAATTTTGCTGATTTACGGAAGAAATCGTAATCAGCTTCTTCTAAATTTCCACCTAATGCATACACTGCATCGTGTTCTTTACATACTTGATCAAACTCATCAACAGCTTCAACATCGGAATAAACTGAAGTTTGATAAGCACCTGCAGACCACCAAGGCCCACAATAATTTCCATGATATGCAAAACTCATAATCTCTTATTATGAGCAAGCCGATAGCGACTATACGTCGCGTGACATTAGATAGGCCAGATCTGGCCAATCTAAGCACGACGTCGTACAATCTGCTGAACTCAGCACCTTAACAATACTCATTTCAATTTCACTAACAGTTAAACCATAACGGTCATAAAAAAATTCATAAGTATCATTAGATGGTTCGTGTTTCTCTTTACAAAGACTCTTGTAATTATTTTCATAATCAACAAATTCCTTCTTCTGAACTTTACGAAGTAAATGTAACATCGTTCGAACATATTCTCGCAGTACAGGTATATAACTCATTTCTATATTAAAACCAAGCATCATACCTTTAACAATTCCTTCATCCAAGTTATTTAAAGAAAAACCCATCTTTGGTAATCGTCTACCAATTTTAGGTCCTAACACAAACCCACCCATTACGGGCCAAAATAAAGACGAACAAAACTCTGCATCACACCAATTATCATGAATTTTAATTTTTATCTCAAAACCAAGATCAAAATAAAATTCTTTGACAAATTCTTTAAATCTTAATCTAGCGTTAGAATCCATTAAACCATCAAAAACAGCCAGCATATCATCGCCATTAACCAACATTTTAACGTTGCCATTAGACCAAATGTATGCTAAAGCTGCAACAATAGCAGAATAACCAACATTACCAGTTAATAAAGAATTACCAGCAGATGTATTCGAATCACCACTACAACGTGTATAAGGCACTCGGTATTTAACACCTTTGGAAGTATAACCAAAAGTCTTCCTTTGTGCTTCCAAACATTGACTAGCAAAAGTCCAATTATCAATACCAAACTGTTTGTAGTAAGCTTTTTCCAATTCAAACGCCATCTTACCTTGATGCGCATCAAAACGAGATTGATCCATTTCTATAATGGTGACCTCTAAGTCAGCAAATTGCGCACGCCATTTACCTATATCCTCTCCTGTCATTCCACTGGTATAACAAATATTATTATCAATGTTCCAGACCTTTGCTAAATGCTTGCCAAATTTAGACATAAAAGGTCCCAAACCAACATTGTACTCATCAGTTGCACCTTGAATAGCACGTGGATCAAATTCCTCCACTACTATTCCCCCTTTAAGAGTCAATTCTCGCTTAATAAAACTTTTCCGTACAAAGTTTTTAGCACATAATCCTTCTTTCTTAATGTGTTCATAAGCTACTAATTGATTCTTTTTCCTTCCAACAGGGAATTTGTCATTCCAATCATGAAACGCTCGTTCTTGATCGCAATCCTCTGGTTCAAACTCATTGAAGTTAAACATTCCTATTTTCTTCCAAGCACTAGGTTTGGCAATAGGAACTTCCATAAGGGCACGATTAGTTATACTAACAGTTTCATTATTAATTGAAGACACTGGTACTAATGGTATATAATTACTAAATGTTATAGCCACAGGAAAGAACTGTCCAACATCGGTTAGAAGGCTGTCTCTACTAGCTCCACTTATACTAGCTCTGCTACGAATATCACTCAAAGATGAACGTGATTCATAGCCAGGTAACCCAGACGGCCAACTCTTTTTAGCATCAAAAGATTTTGAAGGTACAGAACTTCTATCATGGTTGTAACTTCTAACAGTTTCATTGTCAGCAACCATCGAAGGATCTATGTTCATACAAGGACACCAGGTAAAAGGATTGACCAAATTAAGAACACTAGAAAGTTGATTATACATCATCAATCGTTTCGGTGTACATAATTGGTTAAAAGCCATTATCTCATCTTGTAAATTAGCAACAAAAGCCACTGAAGCTCCATATGTTGCGCAAGCAATTTTCATACTTGCAGGCATAGACATCTTCGAAGAACCAAGTAAGTTCTTCATTTCTCTTATGCATCTACTCAGACCAGCTTTATTACGTTCAACACCTATCATCCTATACGAAACCTCTTGAATGACAGATTTTGGAATTAAAACAGATCTGCTAGTACCTTTGTTGGAAATCCAATAAAACCCACCCAAACTGCGTATACTCTTATTTTTCAATTTCAACACAGTGAGCATAGGTTTAAGAACCTCTTCATCATCAGTTGTACAAATTCCTTTTACACCACCATAATAATCATTTCTATTAAGACTATCAACTAATGGCATATCGACCAGTAATTCCGGTTGTAAACCAACAGGAGCACACACAAATTTCAAAATCCATGTATCACCATATTTATGTCCATTCCAAGCCATAGCATCTTTACCATTGGAATAATATTGGTCACTTAACCAAAACATGGGATCATGTATATATGGGCTAACGTTACCATTAACACTCATACTAACTTTTAATTCATTGCCCTGTGCAAACACAGAATATTTACTTTCACCATTGTGCAATGTCCCATAATAATCATTGAAACGATGAACAGTGGCATAAAAGGCACCTTTGTTACTTCTTTTGACATGTTGAAGAATTTCTTCCTTAGACAAATAGTAAATGGCGTTTACAGACATATAGACATCTGGAATAAACATACAATCTTCACTCTTATTGACGCAATAATTAGCGTCTTTAAGATAAGTAGATGGATCCCGTCGAGTTGCATCAACAGCGCTCAAAATTGGATTACAATTATGAACGTGGAATCTCCCCTCAGCACAATGTCGATTGGCATTACCACCGACATCAGTAATGGACACATCACCATAAGTTTGTTTAATATTCCGGATGACTATTTCTTCCGTAATCGCTCTCTCCACGGCAGCACAAGGATGAGGATGATTACTAACACCCTTAAACTCGAACTGCCACCCTGGGAAAGTCTCTTTCAACTTTCCCAATTGCTCAGGCGTTACCTGAAAAGATCTTTTGAAAACGTTATTTTCAATTGATC